GTTGCCTCATCAATTTCATGCTTAATTTCAGCAACAGCAGACTCTTTAAGTATGCCATTATTCCAAACCCATTCCTTTCCTTCCATGATACCATCTACAAAGGCATCAGGAGCTGAAGGATCCGCTACTATATCAGCAGCAGTGGCCAGCATAAAGTCATCACAAACTACATTACATCCCTCTTCTTTTTTGAGAGATCCCATCCCACGACTAGAAACTCCTAGTCTTACACCCTCGTTAATTAAATTTTTAGCAATCTGACCCATAGGTGTTTCAAGTATCTTAGCTCTACCTATGAAGTTATTACCTTCTTGTCTGAGTGACTCGATCTTGTGAGATACACGATCAAGATTTATGCTAGGACCATCGGGATGACCTAACTCACCTAGAGCACGACCCTTTTGGATGTGATGCTCGTCATATTTAGCGACTTCTCTTTCGAGAGTCCTGACAGGATACTTCCTCCCATTTTTATTTTGAAGTTCAGCCTGAAGGAAAACACCTTCTATGAAGTGATTCTTCTTGCCTTCCTTTTCCTCAGATAGAAATTCTACTTGAGTTATTTCTTCAGCTATCAGTCTCATCTTCGGGTTCCTCCTCTTGGTTTACTTCATCAGCAGATGCCTCTACTGAGCTTGGGGTTCCAGGTGCTTCCTCTTCAGGAGGATCTTCTGGAAGACGTACTCCAGATGTATCTACATCTGTTACTTCAGCATCACCTACTCCGTCAATAGATTGCTCTACTTCGTCAGCAGATGCTTGAGCAGTGTCGCCTAAGTCAAAGCCCATCTGTTTTGCAAACTCAAGCTTTTGAGCTTGAATCATATCGTATGTAGATGCTGCAATAGCATCATTAGTGGCATCGATAGCATCTGCTTTCGTGTCACCAAAGATTTTATCTACAATATCAAGAGCCGCATTTGATGGCATAACAATAATTCCTAGTCAATACTACACTATTTAGCAATTAAAACTCTGCTCTTTTCAAATCTGCGGGGTCAGGCTCGACTTCTTCCTGTGCAACCTCACCTTCTGCACCAGCAGCAGGATCAATTCCCGCTTCCATTGCAGCTAATTCTTCAGGGCTTTGTATGATTCCTGCTTCAGTTTCCTCTTCTATCTGCTTGTCTATTTCTTTTATTTCTACGTCAGTATGCTTAAGTACCTGACGACGTATGTAATCTACAGAGAAGTATTTGCCTACAAATGGATCCATTGTAGCAACTTGATTCATTCTTTCATTGCGGATTTCTATCTCTTTCAACTCTGTGAAATAGTTGTCAGCAATATAATCGAATTGAATATGCTCCTTCATATCATCCCACTCTTCGAGTGTTACAATACCTTTAAGAACAAGTTGTGTTTTGAGCAAGTCAACAAACATTTCAGAGAAACGTTTGCGTAAACGTGCTACAAACTTTTGGAATTTAACTTCATCTCGTGTGATTTCAGCAGCACGACCAATGTTAAATGTAGTTTCTGTTTCTAGTCTGGAGTTAGGTACGTTTAATGACTTATATAATTTCTTCTGGAAATACTTAACGTCTTCTAATTCACCTAAGTTTTGTCCACCAGGTAGTGTGGTAATTTCTGTACCTCTTCCACCTTCTCTTCTAGGTAACCAGAAGTCTTCCAACATGGACATAAACTTCTTGTCATCCTTTATCTCACCAGTGTTAGCATCGTATACAAGTTTGTTTCTGTAACGACCCATTACCTCACGGAGGTATTGCTCTGCTTTATTCTTAGGTAAGTTACCAACGTCAATATAAAATATTCTTCTTTCTGGTGCTCTTGATAATCTGTAGATAACAAGAGAGTCCTCAATCATTCTTAATTGATTGACTGCCTTGATTGCTTTATGTAAATGACTTAGTGTCATGTTCTTATTCAAGTCCATGATACCTGAATGAACATAACAAACAGAGTCTGGAGCAATCTTTAATCCCTGTGTAGGACTTTGATTCTTCAAACCCTTTGGATCATATAAGAAGTATGATGCTGAACGTGATGTCAACATCTCATTCAATCCTAATCCCTGTCTTAAATCCTCTGGTTTCTTCTTCTCATGCTCTGCAACCTTACGGATTTTACGTGGATCTATGTAACGTAATTCTATTAAACCGTCACGTGGTTTCTTCGGGTCTATTACCTTATGGTAAAACAATCTACCGTCAACATACCAACGACGGAAAATTTCATACGACCTGTTTTCAAAATCTAGTAAGCGAAGAATCTCTTGGAATTCATCCCTCATTAATTTTTTAATCTTCTCTCCAACCTTTAAGTTGGATAATTCCAGTTGCACTGGGACATCATCAAAGTTACCACAAATGGTTTCATTGACAATATCATCAACAGCAGCATCACACTCAGGTTGAAGAACCATCTCTCTATAACGAGAGATTAATTGAAATTCATTTCTAACCTGTCCATCAAAATCGATAGAGTAACCATAGTGACCACCACCCGATATGGGTTGCGAGCCATCTAGGTTATCTTTCTGCACGAAAGAAGGCCCCTTAGCGGCCTTCTTCTTGCGGTCTAACGAAAAACCAAAAAGCTGAGACATTATATTTGACTTAATTTAATCCCTACCTTATTTATAGGGTTTCCGATATGGGTTATTTCCTACCTTGCTCAGGAGTCCAGTACTGGACTTGTAGCTCAACAGTGAATTCTTCCACTGCGTCGTTACTTCCGAAGTCTAGGTCAATTGCTGCAACGTTGCTTGGGAAGCAGTTGTAGAATTTATAACCTTTAAGTGTCTTAGGAGCATCCGTGTTTCCACCAACTGCTGAGGTTCCACCAGTGTCTCTGGCAAGTTGCCATACACTCATGTCTGCAAAGTAACCAGTTGAATCGCTTTCGTCTCCTAGTGAGCCAGCAGCAGTAAAGTTTTCGTTTGCTGCTTGGATTGCTTCAACCCATAACTCAAATGCATTTCTTAATACGAAACCAGAATCATTCATTATGGTGATTGTCCATGGTTCGAATGTGCGGTCTCCAGCTATCTTTAGCACTCTTCCTCTGAAGGGTACTTCGATTACACCGATCTGGGACGCGGGTAAATTAGCAGCTCTAACTGTAAAGTTTCCTAAGTTTGAGAGTGCTGAGTCGTTAATAATTCCTGTTGGGAAGTTTAAATCTACTTGAAACAGGTTGGGGCGAGCGAAGTCGGATACAACACTTGCCTTAAAGTCATCAATAGTGCCTCTAATTGCCATCGTTTTTTAAGCTCCGTTTGCTATTATTTAGACTTTCCGCTTTTTTCACACAAAAAAAGAGACCCCGAAGGGTCTCTCTTGATCCATCTCGAACCGTTTTATTTATATTATCCAGCAACCTCAGCGAAAGATACGCCAGTTCTTGTTGCTACGAATGTTAGGGTGATGTAGTTAATCGTGCGAGTTGGTTTCACGAATATCTCTGCGTAGAATTCACCACGGTCAACAGACTCAGGTGGGTTATTCTCATCGTCACACTTCACTAAGAAGTCAGTTACACCACGACGACCTTGGACATCTCTCAAGTATGGCTCAACTATGTTGAGGAAGAGATTTCTTTGTGCTTCATCATTCTGCTCGAAGAGTTGTGTCTTAGCAGCAGTGCTAATAACTCTTTCGATAACAAGGAATAAGCGACGGACGTTGATTCTATCGAATGCACTTGCGAATCCTTGAGCAGTCTTGTCACCGAATAATACGATGCCTTGTCCTGGGAAGGATACAATTGGGTTAATTCTATTTGCATAGAGTGTGTCACGCTGTGTCTTGTTAGGTGAGTATGCAATCTTAATAGCATTTCTCAATCCACCACGAGAGAAACCAGCAGGTGAGAACCATGGTTCTGCTATCTCAGCAGTTTGAAGTACTAGTCCAGCAACGTCACCATTGCAAGGGACGTAACGATAAACATCATTATACTTGTCGTAGATATACTTGTATCCAGAATCAAATACAGCGTAGTTGCTGGAAGATATCTGATTGAAGTAATCAACTATGTTTGTTGTAACAGTAGCAGCATTGGTGATACCAATAACATCTGCTCTTGTTGGTGAGAAGAATGCCATGCAGTCACGACGCTCTTCGATGATGTTTATAATTGATGTTGCCTTAGCAATTGCAGCAGCATCCGTTGCACCAGCAGGTCCAGAAAGGATGAAGTCAATTGTCTGTGATTCAGGGTCATCAACTAAACCATATGCAGTAGCGATGTCAGTGTTAGAAACTGTGTATCCACCTGAAGCAGATGCATAAGTTGCACCACTACCTAAGCGATAGTAGAATGTTGAGTTGGACTTAGAACCAATTGTGATAGCACCACTTGGATAAGCAGTAGTACCAGCAGTTGTGCGAAGTAAGTTGAATCTGCGGTTGATAGCAGATAGTGACCAGTTACCATCTGAAGCAGTTGCGTTTCCTGTGAAAGCAGCAGCCTCGTCAGATCCCCAGTAGATGTATTGTGACTTCTGCTTGATAACTTCTTTGTAGTAGTTAACTTCACCAACAGAAGACTTACCGTCAGATGACTTAGATACACCAACGAATCTCTCTAGGATTGATCCAGGATTACCAGTGATTTCTCCGTCAACGTCAATAACTAAAATATGTAATTCGTCATTCTCTCCACCAACTGAGTTAGCGTAGATAGAAGTAGCAGGTCTTGGAGCAACGTTGATCCACTTAGAACCAGGAAGATACTCACGCTCTGCATACTCATTTCTTACAGATGTAACAGCAGCAGCGTTTGATGCACTATCAGTAAGTGAATCAGCAGCAGCGAAGTCAATGCTATCCTTATTCTTACCGATGTAAAGAAGACGGTTAACACCAGCAGTTGCAATAACAGCAGTGTTTGTGCCTTGAGTTACAGTCTGACCATCAGCGATGATACCAGTAACACCACCAGAAGGAATTGCGATTTCTAAAACTTTGTTTCCAGCATCCCATGCTAGGACATCAACGTCTTCGTTAGAACCACCAATACCAATTGTAGTTGTAGTTCCAGGAACGAATGTACCAACTAGAGTTGTTAGTGTTAGTCGAATTGAATACTTATATACTTTACCAGCAGCACCAGATGATGCAGAAATTGCTAAATCTTCAGCGTATCTCCACTCGTTACCTGATCCAGGTGCAGGTATTACAGCAATCTGGTCAGGACCAGCGTCTGTTGCGAAGATACCAACGGAGTTTCCAAGTAAGCCAGGAGTCCTCGATGCATAAGTCCAAGCGTTACTATTGCTGCTCTCAAAAGTAGTCTCGTAGTCTTGTAAATTTTTGATTAATGGTGCAGTGCCTGTATCAACAGCATTCTTTAATGCAGAGTCGTTAATACGGATAGTCTTTAGGACACCACCATATGATAAGAATTGAGCAGCAGTAAACCAGTACTCGTAGTTGTGCTCATTTGGCTCACCGAATGTAGAAACCAAACCACGCTCAGATGCGATTTGTATAATCTCTTCAACTGGTCCTTGAGAGAATGGAGCAGCCAACACCCCGATATTAAAACCAGCTGGAGCAGTTACAGTCGTGAGATCCCTTTCCTGAACTACTACACCTGGAGAAAGCTGATTAGAAACGCCCATTAGTAAAACTCCGTTTGATTGTGCATCGTTTGTCTAAGAATATTTATAATTTTCAAACGTCACCTATAGTCCCACATGTAAGATTGGTCTCCATACTCTCCCACAGATGCGGAATTCTCGGCAACTCTCCACACATCTCCTTGAGCATCTTTAAAAGTTTCTTCTTCAAATCCGTCACTCACAAAACCAAATGGTGCCATGTCTTGCTCGATTGCTTCTCTCTGATCTTTATAAATTCTTGCTCTAACGTCGGTATCATTGAGCTCTTTAAAATATTGTTGCATAGCAAGCCATGCAAATATAACCATACACATAGCAAGGTCATCATTACACCCTTCTTCCGCTTGGAATGATTGACCCTTTTGGATGAATGTAGTTAACTCTGCAATACATTCATAGTCTGGAATCAATAATTTAGAATCTTCTACTAATACTTTTAAGTTTGAGCAACCAACACTCTTTACAGCAGTTGACATCTTGACTCCCATCTGTGTCTTCTTACCAGAGAATCCCTGTCCTACCTGCTGTCCTGCTCTACCCCGCATTGCACACATGAGTAGATTGTCATACTCTAAATCATACTGAATAATATCCGCTACTTGACCACCAATATCATTTACTTCTACTAAAATAAATGCACCATTGTAATTCTTAGCAACATCTACAAGTATGTTTGGAAATAGTATTGGTTTAACACCATTGTTTTTATATCTAGCAACTACCTTATAGGGGATTGTTGTTGTATCAACCACCAGAAATGCAGAATAATCACCAGATACGCCCCTTGCAACGTCAGCAGTGATAACGTAGTTATGGTCTTTCTCGACAGTCTCATAAATCGCTAGTCCTTTATTTTCATTAAGTGGATCTTCATATGCCATAGTCCTTAAAGTAGATGGACTAATAAGAGTATCAACTGATCCTAAGAATTCACATTCAAACTCAACTTTAAATTGTGCTTCAGATGTGTTAGCAATAGTTTGCTCTTTCCATTTAGCATCTCTACCAGGTACTTGTGACCAATGCACCTCTGTTGGTACGTATTCATTCTTTCTTCTTTCAGCATCATGCCAAAGTTTATAAAACATATTCATACCATGTGGG